GGTAAATTCGAACCTCGCCATTCAACTAGCGCCAGACGCTAAACCGCCTAAACCCTTGCGGCGCAATGGATCTCAGCACAGCTACGGCAGGCGGTTTAGCGAGGGTTTAGCATTGGTTTAGTGATTAAACTACCTGTGCTTGTCAGCTTTGCTGAGTTTGCGATCTTGAAGGGCTGCACAAAAGGTGCGGTTACCCACGCCAGCAAAAGCCGCATCGCCGCTGCCATCGTTGACAAGGACGGCCAGCGGTGGCTGGACCGCGACCTGGCGCTGGAGCTGTGGAACAAGAACACCAGGGCCACGGCCAATAGCAAGGTGTCACCACCGGCGGATCCAACACCACGCGAGCTGAAGCGCCGGGTGGAGGCGTTGCCGGATGATGAGATACCGGATCTGAATGAAAGCCGCGCAAGGCGTGAGCACTACCAGGCCGAGCTGGCCAAGCTGCAGGTGAGCCAGCAGCGCCGCGAACTGATCAGCGCTGATGAGGTAAAGAAGGAAGCGTTTGCGCTGGGGCGCAGCATCCGTGAAGCACTGGCCAACCTGGCAGATCGACTGAGCCATCAACTGGCCGGCGAGACGGATCCGGTGGTGATCCATGAATTGCTCAGCCAAGAACACCGGGCGGCATTGTCGGAGCTAAGTGAATGAACGCATACCGCGGCGGATTCCTTGATGGCCTGCGACCTGATGCGCAGCTGACAGTTAGCGAGTGGGCCGATCAGTATCGGATGCTGAGCAGCAAGGCCAGCGCAGAGCCGGGGCCATGGCGCACCAGCAGGACGCCATACCTGCGCGAGCCGATGGATTGTTTGAGCACGGGCAGCACCGTGCAGCGTGTGGTGATGATGTTCGCAGCGCAGACTGGCAAGACCGAAGCCGGCAGCAACTGGCTCGGCTATGTCATCCATCATGCACCTGGTCCACTGCTGGCGGTGCAGCCCACGGTTGAGATGGCCAAGCGCCTGAGCAAGCAGCGCCTCGAAAGCATGATCACCGATACGCCGGTGCTGGCGGAACGCATCGCCCCCAGCCGCAGCAGGGATAGCGGCAACACGATGTTCAGCAAGGAGTTTCCGGGCGGAATGCTGCTGCTGACCGGCAGTAACTCAGCCACTGGGCTGCGATCGACGCCGTGTCGCTACATCTTCCTCGACGAGGTGGACGCCTTCCCTCTGGACGTTGACGGCGAGGGCGATCCGGTCAGCTTGGCCGAGAAACGGGCGACGACGTTCGCGCGGCGGAAGATCTTGCTGACCAGTACGCCGACCATCAAGGACTTCAGTCGTATCGAGGCGGAGTATGAACGCAGTGATCAGCGCCGTTACTTTGTGCCATGCCCAAGTTGCGGCGCGATGCAATGGCTGAAGTGGTCGCAGCTCAAGTGGGATAAGGATGATCCGAGCAGCGCGGCGTATGAATGCGAAGCGTGCAAAGAGCGATTCGGGGAACTGCACAAGCCTGCCCTGCTACGTGGAGGTGAATGGCGCGCCACTGCACCTGGCGATGGCGGTAAGACCGCTGGGTTCCAGCTGAGTGGACTCTATTCACCGCTCGGTTGGCTGAGCTGGGGCGACATGGTTGACGAGTTCATGCGCAGCAAGGCGGATGCGCCGATGCTTAAGAGCTTCGTCAATACGCGGCTAGCTGAGACGTTCGCAGAGGACTACGCCAGCAAGGTGAGCGCCACTGGATTGATGGAGCGCTGCGAGCATTACAAACCCGGCACTGTGCCAGATGGCGCGTCGGCTGTCACGGTTGGCGTTGACGTGCAGGACAACCGCCTGGCGATCAGCGTCTGGGCATGGGGACGCGATGAGGAAGGCTGGCTGCTAGACCACCAAGAGATCCACGGCGACCCGAGCCGCGCAGACCTCTGGAAGCAGCTGGATCAGCTGGTGCTGCGCGAGTGGCCGCACGCGCAGGGGCATGGCATCCGACCGCATGTGGTGGCGATCGACAGCGGCGGCCATTTCACGGCTGAGGTTTACCAGTACGCACGCGAACGCGGCCGGCAGGGCGTGATTGCGATCAAGGGCGCCAGCCAGCGCGGCAAGCCACCGATCGGCAAAGGCAGCCGGGTGGATCTTAACGCCAAGGGTCAGACCATGAAGCGCGGCGCGGTGGTGCATCCGGTCGGCAGCGACACGATCAAGACCACACTGTTTGGCCGGATCAGGCATAGCGAGCCTGGGCCCGGCTACCTGCACTTCCACATGGATGCAACGGTGGACTACTTCGAGCAGTTGACCGCTGAGAAGCAGGTCCTGCGATACAACCGTTCAGGGTTCCCGGTGCGCGAATGGGTCAAGAAGCCATCAGCGCGGAATGAGGCGCTGGATTGCCTTGTCTATGCCTATGCCGCGCTGTGCCACCTGTACACGAAGTACGACCGCCGGACGATATGGGATCAACTCGACAAGCCAGCAGAAGCACGCGCGAAGCCATCGCTAAGATCAGCTAAGGCTGGTTCGGCCTTCCTCAGCAACTGGTAGCAGTGAACATCCCTGCGACAATCCGAGCCGGTGACACGGTGAAATGGCGGGATGATGCCAGCGTGGATGCGTTCGGCAATGCCGTCACCAGCGGCACATGGACGCTGACCTATTACCTGCGCACTAACACGGCCAGTGAAGGTGCAACGATCACCGGCAGTGCATACGGCCAAGGGTGGGAGCTGACCATCGCCGCGGCCACCAGCGTCGGGTTCGATGCAGGGCAGTGGTACTGGCAGGCGATCGCAACTGCCGGCAGCGAGAAGCTGACGCTCGGCGCTGGCCAGCTTGATGTGCTGGCGGCGTTGAACTACGCCGGATCGCCTGGCGCGTTTGATGGCCGCAGCCAGGCCCGGAAGGATCTTGATGCAGTGCAAGCTGCAATCCGCGCGATGATTGCAGGCGGCGCTGTGCAGCAGTACAGCATTGGAAGCCGCAATCTGACAAAGATGAGATTGGAAAGCTTGCTGCAGCTGGAGGCCAAGCTCAAAGCTGATGTGAAGCGTGAGCAGGCTGCCGAGCTGGCGGCCAATGGCCTGGGCAATCCGCACAACCTATTCGTGAGATTCAGCTGATGGCCAAGAAGCGCAGACAACAGGCGGCACCATCAGCACCGCGGCGACGCATGTACCAAGGCGCGCAGTTCAGCAGGCTCACTGCTGACTGGGTGACAGGCAACACCAGCGCCGACAGCGAGATTTATGGATCAGCGCAGAAGCTGCGCGATCGTGCGCGGCAATTGTGCCGGGATAACGATTACGCCCGACAGGCATTGCGCGCGATTGAAGGCAACGTGATCGGGCAGGGCATCCCGTTTCAGTCGCAGGTGCGGATGCAGCGCGGCGGCAGGCTTGACACTCAGGCCAACGATGCGATTGAAGCGGCATGGCGCCAATGGACATCTGCGCGGCATTGCCACACCGGCGGCAAACTAAGCTTTGCCGACATTGAAAGGCTGGCGATCCGCGCCTGCGCCGAGAGCGGTGAGGTGTTCATCCGCCTTGTGCGGCAGAGCTTTGGTGGCAGCACCATCCCGCTGGCGATGGAGGTGATCGAGGCGGATCAGCTGGATGATGGCCTGAATGGCCGCAGCCAGCAGGGCAACGAGATCCGCATGGGCGTGGAGGTGGACGGCTGGGGCAGGCCGATCGCGTATCACTTCCTGGCGTATCACCCCGGCGATTACCAGTTCAGCAACCAGCAGATCAGCACGCAGCGCCACAAGCGCATCCCGGCAGAGGAGATCATTCACCTTTACCGCGCCGAAAGGCCCGGCCAGACGAGAGGCGTCACATGGTTCGCCAGCGCAATCCAGCGCCTGCACCACCTGGCGGGCTACGAGCAGGCCGAGGTGGTGCGTGCACGGGCCAGCAGCGCGCTGATGGGTTTCATCACCAGTCCTGAAGGTGAGCTGATCGGCGATGACGTGATGGACGGCGAACGCGTCAGCAACTTTGAGCCTGGGGTCTTCAAATATCTGAATCCCGGCGAATCGGTCACGGTGCCGAGCCTTGATAGTCCCGATGGTCAGTTCGAGCCGTTCCTACGCGCGATGCTGCGCGCCATGGCTGCCGGCATCGGCTGCAGCTACGAGACGATCTCGCGCGATTTCAGTCAGACCAACTACAGCAGTAGCCGGCTGAGCTTGATCGAAGACCGCGACCACTGGCGGATTCTGCAATCGTGGATGATCGAGAACTTCCACCGCCGCGTGTTCCACGAGTGGATTGAGCTGGCAGTGCTGAGCAATGCGCTATCGCTACCCGGCTACGAGCTGGCACCCGATCGCTTCAAGGCCGCGCGTTGGATGCCACGCGGATGGGCATGGGTTGACCCTGCCAAGGAAGTGGCCGCATACAAGGAAGCAGTGCGGTGCGGCTTCAAGACGCTGGGCGAGGTGGTTGCAGAGCAGGGCGGTGACCTGGACGAACTGCTGCTGGCGCGGCAGGCCGAGCTGGCAATGCTGGATCAAATGAACATCGTGGTGGATAGCGACCCAACGCAGGTAACCGGCGCTGGCCTTCAGCAGATCGGCAATCCTTACCCAGAGACGCAACTGCCTACTGAAAAGCCTGCCTAATGGCCAACATCAACGGCACCGAGATCAATCTGATGCCAACCGATGGAATGCGCGAGGAGGCTGAGCGCTACCGCGCGTGGAAAGCTGATGGCGAGCAGGGCGGCACTGATGTGGCAGCCACCAGAGCATCGCAGATCCTGAGTGGTGATGAGCTGTCACCTGACACCGTGATCACCATGGCGGCATGGTTTGCGCGGCATGAAGTGGACAAGCAAGGGCAGGGCTTCAGCCAAGGCGAAGATGGTTATCCGTCGCCCGGCCGTGTGGCATGGGCGGCATGGGGCGGCGATGCTGGTCAAAGTTGGTCTACATCCAAGGCCGATAGGATTAAGGCACTGCAAGATCGCACGATGGAAAGACCGTATCCCAATGAGCACGCGGCGCGATTGACCGATCCTGATCAGTACGATGAAATCCGGCGCGTGAATGATGAAGGCGGTCCCGGCGTTGACTTCATCTATGGGATCAAGGATGGCAATACCGAGCTGCAGGCCATTCGCTTCGATGCAGCGCGGTTCAGCGCCGACGAGGCCCGGCAGTGGCTAAGCGACAATGACATGCAGGAGATCATGTTCGAGGTAGCAACCGGCCAGCGGATGCAGCGCTCAGCGCCTGTGGCCTTCACTCGATCAGCGCAGATCGCAGAAGATGACCGCACGCTTGAGTTTCCGTTTTCCAGTGAGTACCCGGTCGCACGCTACTTCGGCAATGAGATCCTGGCCCATACCCGTGAGGCTGTTGATCTTGCGCGGTTGAACGATGGCGCGCCGCTGCTGTTCAACCATGACCCGGACAAGCTGATTGGCGTGGTTGAACGCGCATGGGTGGATGAAGACCAGAAGCGCGGCTACGCACGTGTTCGCATGAGCCGCAATCCATTTGCGCAAGAGGCGATGAACGATGTTCGTGATGGCGTACTGCGCAATGTGAGCTTCGGCTATGCGATCAACGATATGGAGCAGCGCGGCGAAGACTTTATCGTGACGCGATGGAGCGCGCACGAGCTATCGCTAGTGTCAATTCCTGCCGACCCTACAATCGGAGTAGGGCGTTCACTGGATGCTCCGGTCGCGGCCACAGCCGCATCACTTGTCCCAACTTCTACCGACATGGAAGACACCACCACCGATCTGATGGCGGTGCGGGCTGAAGCGGCTTCAGAGGCTGCCAAGGCTGAGCGCACCCGCATCTCTGGCATCACTGCTATCACCGAGAAGCATGGCATGGCCGACCTTGGTCGCCAGCTGATTGAATCTGGCCGCAGCCTTGATGAGGCCCGCGCTGCTGTGCTCGATCAACTTGGCAGCAAGGCGCAGCCTGTCAGCGAGTCCGCTGGCGACATTGGCCTCAGCGCCAAGGAAACCCGTGAGTTCAGCTTCCAGCGCGCAATCAACGCACTGGCCAACCCTGGCGACCGCAAGCTGCAGGAAGCCGCGGCCTTCGAACGCGAGTGCTCCGAGGCTGCCGCTGCACGCGCCGGCAAGGTTGCTCAGGGCATCATGGTGCCGAGCGAGGTGCTGCGCCGTGACCTTACTGTTGGCACCGCATCCGGCGCTGGCGATCTGGTTGGCACGGACTTCCGTCCTGGCAGCTTCATCGAACTGCTGCGCAACCGTTCGGCACTGGCCGGCCTTGGCGTCACCAGCCTGACCGGGCTGACCGGCAACGTGGCAATCCCCCGCCAGACGGCTGCGGCTACTGCGTATTGGGTGGCTGAATCGGGTTCGCCCACCGAGAGCCAGCAAACCGTCGATCAGGTGAACCTTTCGCCCAAGACGGTTGGCGCCTTTACCGACTACAGCCGCCGCCTGATGCTGCAGGCCAGCATCGACGTGGAGCAGATGATCCGCCAGGATCTCGCCACTGTGCTGGCACTTGAGATCGACCGCGTGGGACTCTACGGCCTGGGCAATACCAGCCAGCCGCTTGGCATCAAGCTGACCACTGGCATCAATACCGAGGACTTCGGTGCCGCCACCCCGACCTATGCCGAGGTGGTGAGCATGGAATCCAAGATCGCTGCGGACAACGCCGACATCGGCGCCATGGCGTATCTGATGAATGCCACCATGCGCGGCAACCTGAAGACCAAGGACAAGGGCACCGATACCGGCGCCTATGTGTTCGAGCCTGGCGGCACCGTCAACGGTTACAGCGCCGTCGTCAGTAATCAGGTCGAGTCTGGCGACATCTTCTTCGCGGTGTGGAGCCAGCTGATCATGGCGATGTGGAGTGGACTGGATCTCACCGTGGATCCCTACACCCACAGCACCAGCGGCACTGTGCGCGTGGTGGCCCTGCAGGATGTGGACTTTGCAGTCCGTCATCCTGAAGGCTTCTGCCGCGGCAACAACACCCTGTGATGTTGATTCAAATCCTTAAGGACACGTCCATCAGGGGCGTGGCTGTCAAGGCAGGGCAGGTGGTTGATACCGAGCAATCGGACGCCACCGCTCTGATCAACATGGGCAAAGCGCAGCCGGCTCCGATCGTGGAGCCGGCCCCGGCAGTTTGCCCGCAGCCTTTCCGCAAACCACTCCGCAAGAGGACCAATGGCAATCTTCCAGCAGACACTTGAGAAGCTGCAGCATTTCACGCTGCTGGCTACTACCACCATCACCGCTACCGGCAACCAGACCGGCGTCGATCTCCTTGAGTACGACGGCGACATTCAGATCATCCTGGCCGGCACCGCTGCTGGCGC